TACTGTCAATGATGCTGGAGAAACAACAGCCCAGTTACCAGCACCACGGCGTGTGCGTTGTGCAATCAAGTTAGCAACACGGTTGATAAGAACAGCTAGTGCAGCATGTTCGTCACCAACGTATGTAGCTGTACCAGATACAGTAGCTTGGTTGTATGTGTACTCAGTTGTAGCTAGAGTAGCAAGAGACAATAGAATTTCTTGGTCAATTTCAGCAGTAATTTCTTGTGCTAGTGCTGCCATGATTTCTGCTTCAACGTCAATACCATGTTGGCTTTGTGCGTCTTGAGCAGCTTCAAATGTCCAACGTGCTTGTAACTTACGTGACTTAGCTTCAACAGCTTGACGTAGAATTTGAACGCTGATTTGCTTACCGCCATTACCTTCAAGAGCAGCAGTATCGTTACCAGTGTAGTAACTTGATGTGCCGTCAGCTTGAGGTGTACGTGAATACGCTTGAGCAATCAAGAATGGACTTAATGCTTCTTGACCAGCTGTAACGCTAGTTTGTGCAGCACTGTTGTCTGTTAATGACTGAGCATAACGAACACGTAGAGTGTGAATTTGACCAACTGGTCCTGTCATTGGCTGAACGCCTACCAATTCGTTAGCGATAACGGTTGGCATGACACGACGGATAACTGGAAGAATCACACGGTTTAGTGTAGCGATGTTACCAGCTGTTGTTGTACCTGCTGAAGATTCAGCAAGTAGTTGCTTTTTAGTGTTTTCTAAGATAACACTCATTGTTGACTTACGAGTTCCTTTTAGACCTTCTAACAGGGCTTCTTTGGTCTCGTTCCAACGTCCTTCTAATAATACTTTTGACATTTTATATCTCCTAAATTATGTCTATTTTAAAGCCCTGCCAAACGTTTGATATCGATAACGTTATCACGTTGATCCATATCTACTTCTTGTTTAATGGCAGATTTATCACCAGTTACTTCTTGAACACTTTCACGTAGAATAGGCTTTGTAGCTTTCTTCTCTGTTCCACTGTTTAGAACTGCTGGTAGATACTTGTCGAAAGTGTGTTGTAACTTTGGTGTCTGTACACTTTCTAGTAAGTCCTTCATTACTTTTGCCTTTTCATCGTTTAATGGAGCAAGTAAATCACTCATCATTTTTTCACGTTGATTAGACTCTTTAATGATACGAACTTCACGTTCTTTAGATTCAATCAATTTTTTAGATTGATTGAGTATTGTCATGGATTCGGCTAATTGTTGGTCTTTCAATTGTAGAGCATTCATAAGTTTACGGGTTTCAGCCTTGTCATTTAGATGAGTAACTGAGAACTCGCTTGCAAAACTTTCAAATATTCTACGTCCAAAATTGTTCTCACGAGCAACTTTGATATCTTCCTTCAATTGTCCTAATTCACCCTTAAGATGTTTAGTAACAGATTCGTTCAATCTTTTAGCAGATTCAGTCACAAAACGTGATTTTAATCTTTCTAATTGTTGACGACCTTCAGCAACTAACTTAACCTTTGCTTCTACAACGGCTTGTTTGTCTTGTGTGAATTCTTTAATTTCACGTGCCAATGCATGAACAATAAATTGCTCAAGTTTAGCTTGACTTTCCATTTGTATTTTGCGTTCGCTACGCAATTCTTTAATTTCTTCAGCTAGTTTAGTAACCATGAAATTATTGAATTTAACTGCGCTTTCACGCAATTGTTGTTTAGCTTGAACACGGTCTTCGTTCATTGCTTGTCTCTCAGATTGAAATTCGGAAATTTCTTCTGATAAACTTTCTGTAACCATTTTATCTAGGGCTTCTACCATCACGATTCTGTCATGTTCATAACGTTGTGCGAATTCTTCACGTAATTCAACACGTACTTGCTCACGTGCCTCTTGTAACTTAGATTCCCATGCTTCGTTTAGAGCCTGGCCTACATCTTCGTTAATAAGTCCACTTTCAAGTAATGGCTTGATAGCATCAAACATGCTGTTTCCCCTTTATTTAATTTTGAGATCATTGATGAGGCGCATTACTTCCTCTTTCAAGTATTTCTCTACTTTCTTGTTGCCATTTGCATCTTTTGCAATATCTAACAATTTATGACCATGACGCATGTTCATCATACCTTCATAGATTGCTTTTGGATACGCATTAGGTGCGCTTGGTTGTGCAACAATATCCACGGTGACTATTTCAAAGTCACTTACTTTGCCGTTCATGTCGTCCACGTTACCGCTACCACGACTTGAAACGCCGAGTTTCACACCACTTTCCAACATAGTAGCAACTAGTTGCCCCATTGGAGTTGGTAAAATCTTTAACTTGCCGAAACCGTTAGCACCGTCCATCCACATACTAGTAATCATATGTGACACACGGTCTAAGTTGATCTTCAAGTCATCTGGGTGATCTACTTCACCCAATACAGAATGACCTTCGGTAATCTGTTCGTTCAATGTTTGTACGGCTGATTCTATTTCAGAAACGGGGTAAATACGCTCATTGGCGTTTTTTACCCCACCCTGAATGAAGATACCTTTCATATAAAGGTTCTTCTTATCGCCTTCACTTACACTTTCAACCACCATGCTGGCACGGTCAAAAGTTAAGTGTTCCTTGAGATACAAAGCCATTGCTCCAAGATTCCTTATATTCTACGCTTAACTGTCTTGCGTGACTCAGCTACAGGGCTCTTAGTATTGACACCATCGTCACCCTTTTTAGGAGCTGGAGCCTTCTCTAAGTCAGCATTGTTTTGTGCTGGAGCATTTTTCCAGTTGTTAGCGTCTTTTACACTTGTCTCGCCTTTTGAGTAGAAGTTGCTAGGTCCTTTAGGACTTGTAGGAACTGTCTCACTAGCGCCACTGAACTTTACTGGACGACTGTCCATTCCAGCTTGTCCACTGTTTTGTAAACTTGTGCTTTTTGTGTTTTGACCATTGTCACCATGAGTTACAGAAACTTTCTTTAATGTGATAGCTTCCATCATAGCTTCTTCATCACCCATAGCCATTTCTTCGTCACCCATAGCCATTTCGTCATCAGCGTCAGCCATTTCGTCATCAGCCATTTCGTCATCATTATTTCCCATGATTTCTTCGAATTCAGCCATCAATTGGTCTAACTTATCTTCGATGCTTACTAGACGATCTTCGACACCTTCTTCACCCATATCTTCATCGTCAGAATCAATATCAATGATATCTTCATCACCTTCGTCATCAAAGTCGATTTCATCTTCTTCTTCTTCGGTCATGCCTTCTTCTTCAGCAGAGATTTCGTCCATCATCTGGCCTACTTGACCGCCCATTCCTTCATCCATCTCATCGTTCATTATATCTTCATAGATTTCGCGGCTTTTTTCAACTACGATATCATGGAATAATGCACGGGCTTGTTCTTCGTTCTCATTGATAATTAAATCAATTAGTTGTTCAAATTTTTTGTTATCCATTGTATGTTTCTCCTAAGTAATGGCTTTGTAGAATTATTTAGTGAGTATTCACCAAACATGCTCAATAAGCACGTATTTTTTACGTTTTCAGGAGAAATATAGATATTTTACATTGCTGGTGCAGCAGCGTCTGGTTTTACACCATATTGTTCATGCACTTTTTTGATATACTTTGCTTTTTCAAAGTTACGAACGTCTAACATTTTTCTAAGTTTTCGTATCTGTCTTAGTGTTAGTTTTGTTTTGCGGCTTTCTTTCCACTTTGGTTTGCTATTATCCGCACTGGTATCTTGATAGCCTTCAATGGCGGGATTGAACATTTCCATAAGTCTCATAGAATAGTATTTATCTTACATTGCATTACCGGCCGGAGCAGGAGTTCCACCTGGCATATTACCAGCATCAGTTACTGCACCTGCTACTTCTGGTCCAGCTTCAGCACCCTCTTCTGGTTGATTTTCTAATGCGTCAGCAGTTTCTAAATCACTATCAATGTCACCTGCACTAATACCAATGTTACGTAAATCACTGCTTTCTGGTTCAAGGTCAGCATCTTTGCCATTTTCTTCACGCCACATTTTCTCGTTCTTATTGATTTCTTCTTCACTCAATCCTAAGAATCGTTCTAATGCAAAGCGTTTACTCATATAAGGAAATGCTTCCATAGCTTGAAATGTAGCAACACGGGCTGTATCTAGTTCACTCTGACGATATGCAGCAAAGTTTTGCGGTGGATTAAACTCTAATGTGAATAATCCACTATCAATATTAAACCCTCTCCAACGCAAGAATAACTTAAATTCTTCATCAAGTTTGTGACTGATATACTTCTGTAATCGTTCGCAATATTGATTGAAACGAAACTCTTGAATCATAGCAGTACCAACACGACCGTCACTCAATGGTGTAGTATTGTCATCAGGTCCAGTAGGTAAGTAACTACTTGGAACACGTAAGCCACGTGCTAAACGATTATTAAAGTATTTTAAGTCATCAATTTCACCAAGATTTTGTCCACCGGGTAATACTTCAACACTAGACCCACGTCCATCAGCAGTTACTGGGAAGAAGTAATCTTCGTTCATACTCAATGGATTGTATGTAGCATCTACGATTGCTGAACCACCATGAACTGATGGGATACGTCTTTGGTGTATCTCATTCTTGATACGTTCAACGAAAGCCATAGCTAAGTGACTTGGCATGTTGCCAACGTCAATCTTAAACATTCTACGTTCTGGAGCACGTTGTACACGATAGATAAGAACCGCATCTTCTAGTAATTCTTTTTGTTTATAAACTTTGAAAATGTTCTCTAAGATACTTTGACCAAACGGCCAAAATCTATCTAGTCCTTCAGTTAAACTTAAATGAACGACATGTTTAGCATCAATTGCACTTTCACTTTGACCTAATGTAAATCGACTGCCGGTAGTGTTGTAGGGCATACTTGGGACAGTATATCCTCCACCAGCACCACCACCACCTGTACCGCCCATACCAGTTGCCGGATTCGCAGCAAAGTCTGTGTTTGTTTTAGTGGCTACCGTAAGATTCTGTAAGTTAATGTTAATGTCTTTGATAACATACTGTTCTGGCTTTTTACCTTCACTTTCGTTAACAATAACTTTGATAACTTTTGTGTTATCAATCCAGTATAACTTAAAGTTCTCTGGATCACGCACAAAAACTTGATCACCGTACTTGATTGTATTACGAAAAATTTTGAATGTTCTTGT